CGGCGTTCGGAACGTAGAGGACCGGCGGCCAGAAACTTCCCGGCATCGGGAAGAGCCGCGGCGGACAGCCGACCGAGTCGAACACGAAGCCAGGCGTCGGAACGGGTCCCATGCAGGTCCAGGTCAGCATCCCGTCGGTCGTCGTGCCGTTGAGGACAACGGACCAGGCCGGCGTATTCTGTCCCGAGAGCGAGGTCGAATCCTCGTCGCCTTCTGTGACCGCCGTGACGACCTGCAGATTCCCGTTCGAGTCTTCGATCTCGAAGCCGAGCGTATATTCCGTGAGCGCTTGCCAGTTCGGCAGCGCCGGCAGCAGTGTCAGATTGTTCCCTGACTGCGCGTCGACATAAACGATCTTGCTGACCTGGACGAGCGGCGATCGCAGCAGCTTTATCATCTGCGAATAGTTCCAGAGCGTGGTCGAGTACTGCGGCAGCGAGTAGTAGGAAGGCGGATAGGCCCGCTGCGACATGATCGTGTCGACGAAATAGGGGAAGCTGTCGATCGCCTGGACGTAACCCTTGTTGACCAGGCTTCGCGCCAGGAAGCCCTCGACGCGCTCGCGCGCCGCCTGGATCAGCGTCTTGACCAGGACCGAGTCGCTCGAGTTCGGCGGCTGTTTGACGAACGAAAGCGCATCCGTGAGCGCGATCGGTTCGGCCGCCGGCGGACTGACGACTCTCAGATACATTTATGCGCGCTTTCTCCTGCGATTGCGGCCGGCGACGAGATCCTTGAGCTTCTGCGTCGTCGTGCCTTGCGGCGGCTTGACCGCCATCTGCGCGGGACCGCGGTCGACCGCGAGCGCGTTCTCGATAACCTTCTCGTCTGTGACTTCCTCGCCGCGGCCGCTGTCGATCAGTACACGCGCCGCGCGCGGGACCATCTCGAGGACTTGGCCGCTTGCCTTGACTCTCACGACTGTCATCTGTGCGAATCCTTTCCGGTAAAAAGCTCAGCCCGGCGCGCGCCGCTGCCCCGAGGGAATGACGGCGCGCGCGGACTGAGGCTTCTCTGCAAGGGGAAAAAGCAGAGCTTAGCTGTGCTGGATCAGGTAATTGATCGGATGCGTCCCGGCGTCCAGGACCTGTCCGTCGTAACGCGAGAAGCCGATAAATGCGACCTGACCGTAATCGGCGAAGCGCTCGCGAAGCACGAGGACCGAGAGCTCCTTGACTCTGCGGATCAGGTACTTCTCGAAGTTGCCGAAGCCGACCGTAACCGCCGAGGCTGCGATCGTCGCCATGTCGTTATTGATCGAGTACTCGTGACCGTTGATCTCGTCCGGCGTGTCGGCCATCATGCCCGGCTGCCAGAGCGGTCGCCCATATTTATCGAGCAGCGTCTTCGCGAAGCGCAGCGTCCCGTCGTGCATCGCGTACTTTGCGCCGCGGCGATAGAGCGGATCGACGGCCATTGAGAGATTGACGAAATCTCCATAGCCGATCGAGTTCGTGCCGGTGTTTCCCGAGCCGTCATTCGCAGCACTGCCGGCCGCGATCACTGGCGTCCCGTAAGGCTGCTGCGTCGCCCAGGCGTTCGGCGTCGGATTAAGCGCGACGATCTCCGGAACGAAGCCGTAAGGTCCCGGCCCGATTGGCGTGCTCGAGGACGTTCCGGCGGCGCCTGGGCCTAGAGTGAAATAGGTATTCAGGATGCGTCCGATCCGCAGTGCGAACTTCTTTTTGAGGTAGGTCTCGAGGTCGAAGGCCGAGTCCTGCAGCAGCTGCAGCGAGACTTTGACCATCTTGGTCGAGAACATATAAGCGCCGAGCACGATATGCCCGACGGTGACGTCGGCATCGCTGACTTGCTGACCTTCTGCGATCAGCTCGCCGGTGATCGTCGTATCGTTGTCGGTCGGGTAGGGAAGAGGCTGTCCGGTCGCGGTGTCGAGAATGTCCGCGATCCCGAGCATGTCGCCGTAATACTTCATGGCCTCTTCGATCTCATAGACGAAGCCCTGCGGGACAAAGTAACCGCCGAGCGTCGAGACTGAGATCCCCATGTCGCGCCGCTCGGCCTCGTTGAAAGCGTCGCGGGTATTGATCTGGACCTGGCCGCAGCCGAAGCCACGGAAGGCCGGATCCGATCCGGTCAGGACCGCGCGGTCCTGCTCGTTGTCGATCTTGAGAGCATAGCGCCGCATCACGTCCCAATATTCCGCGGTCATGCCCTCCATGATCGCGCGCTTTTCCGCAGCCATCTGCGGCAGGCCTTTAAGGCCGTACCGTTTCAGAATCTGTCGGTACTCGCGCACCGTTGCCTGACGATCTTCGTTGCTGACCTGGCCGATCCGGCTTTCTCCTGGCCGGTGAGTCACGCGCAGCTCGCGATCGAGCTCAGCGAGGCCTTCGGTCCGGCGCAGGTCGTCGATCTGCGTCTTGTAGCCGTCGCCTTCGGTCATCAGCGCGTCGAACTTCGTCCGCACGTCAGTCGTCCAGACGCCGTTCGCGGGAATGAGAGCTTGCGCGCGCTTGACGACGTCGACGCGCTTCTCGTTGAGTTCCCGCATAGTGAGATTGCCGGCCAGGAAGATCCCCGGCGTCAGCAGATGGTGAGCGTGAGCATGTGCAGCGCCGGCGGGATGCTGCAGCGCGATTGTTAAGCCGATCGCGAGCAGCACGAGCAGGCCGATCGGACAGAACGCCGCGAGCTGCAGACCGAGGACGCCAAGCGTCCGCGCGCTGCGCTCGAATTGCATGTTCCGGTAGAACTTTCGTTTTTCTCCTGCGGTCATAAGACCGTTCTCCTCAGTTCTGAATTGCTGCCCCGCTCGCCGCCCCGCGGCGAGCTGCTCGCTTCTCTGACGTTAGGCTTCGACTATCACGTCGAGCCGCATCCGGCGCCGTTCGGTCAGTAGCAAAATTGTTAACTCGCGGAACTCGCGTTGCGCGAGTGCGCGAGTAAATCGTTTTTATTCGGCCAGCAGGATCCGCAGCCGCGCTTGCGCGGTTTCGTTCGTCATCGGCTTGGAGTCCTGCTCGGAATCTTCGTCGTCTTCCTCGTGGTCGCAGTTCCATCCGTCCTCGAGGCCTTGACAGTCCGGTTCCGAGCACTCGGTATGGTTTCCGACCTGGCACTCGGGACAATCACACTGGCATTCGTCGCCGGATCCGATCAGGCCGCGGACGTCTGCGCGCTGCTCGGCCGTGAATCCCCAGGCCTTCGACTCTTCGCTCGAGACCTGGACGCCGTACTTTTTGCACTTCGCGACGAGCTTCTTCCAGACGCCGGCCTTTTTGTCGGCGGGAATGTTTTTCGTCTGATTGAATCGCGCGAGCGCGTTTCGCAGATGCGATTTGATCTTCGCGACCGTCGAGAACTTCCACGGCAACGACCAGGTCGCGGTCTTCTCGGGATCGCCGACATGGAGGAAAGACGACGCCGGCAGGTCCTCGCCGTCGACGCGCTTGGTCTTCTTGCCGTCGGCGCGTCGGCTGCGGTCCTGGTCGTTCGTGTGATCGCAGCGCTCAGAGTCGCCGCAGTCCGCCATGTGCTGATCGCATTCGTTGCACTCGGCCGAGTAGCACGCGCGGCAGCTGCAGCGGCAGGCGCGCAGGCTCGGATTGATATCGTCGCCGTCGCCGCCGCCCGCCCTAGTCAAGACCGCGGCGATCCCAGGGACGTGACTCCGAATCTCGGCCGGCAGCCCCTCGGGAAAGCAGCGCACGAGCTGTAAAGATCGCGCCTGCACGGACGTGTCTTCGTATGCCGGGAAAGTGACCGGACCGACGTCGAAGATCTGCTCGAACTCCTCGATATCGCGGAAAAGCAGCTTGCGCTTCGGATCGTTCGGATCCGGCTCTTCCCGCCAGGTCTGACGCGACGGAATAAACGAGAAGCTGCAGCCGTCGATATCGCCGCGATCTACCAGCGCGTGAACTTCGTCGCCGCGCGGCGTCGCCGGCAGATCGTTAGTAAAGTGCAGGCCTTTATTGTCCTGATCGAGCGTCAGTGTTTTGCTCTTCGTGCGACCGAGAACGTGGTCCGGATTATGATTAAAAAGCGCGCGAACGTCCGGAGTCGATCCGAGGACCTTTCCGAAGGCGCCCGACTTGATCGTCTCGATAAACCATCCGTTGTCATACTGCGCGCCGAATACGGCAGCATAGCCGTCGAGGCTCTTTTTGCCGTTTTCGTTTTTCGCGCGCAGCTGCGTCCCCTGACGGAAAAATCTGCGTTCGATCATGGCTCTCCCTCCGTTAACCGTTTCGCCCTGGCCGTCGCCATCGAGCGGTAAACTTCGATCGCGATCGCGCGGACGGCGCGCCGCAGCTCGTGCTCGCAGACTTGCTCGGTGTTACCGTTCGCTGATTGCCACTCCGGAAAGCGTGACGTCATGCCGGCGATATAGTCGGCCAGGAAGCGCGACTCCTCGAGGCCTTCGCGCTCGAATTCCTGCAGTCCCGAGCCGCGGCATTCGCGACATTTGACGCGCCGATCCGCGGGATCCTTGCCGCGGCCCTGGCATACACTGCAGCGCGGGACCAGTTGCTCACCGGCCAGGCCCGTTAGCTCCTCGCCGATCGAGCAAAAAACGGGTAAAAAAGCACGCCGAAAGACGACCGGATCGGCCTTCCCTCGCGTCAAAACTCGGCCGAAAGCATCGCGAAACAGGCGGGAAAAGATCCGGACGAAGCGATCGCCGACCTTATCGTCCTGGCCGGCGGCGTTCGGATCCGCGGGACCTGGCCCCTGCGCCGGCTCGTTGTAGGCCTGCGCCGCGTTCTGCATATTGATCGGGATCCAGAATGTGTCCGCCCACGGCTCCTCGACCGGATTGAGGCCTTCCATCGCGAGGATCATATTGGTATTGAGATAGCCCCACTGCTTCCCGCTCGAGTAGAAGGCGCGCCGGCTCTCGGCGTCCGGCATCGTCAGCGGCCGAGTGTCGAAGCTCGCCAGGAAGTAACGCGACGCGCTGCGGCCGATCGCCGGCGTCGGCAGTACCTTCCGCTTGAGCTCCTGCTCCCAGGCGCGCAGCCACGGTCGCATCGTAAAGGTTACGAACTCAGTCCCGAGCTGCTCAGTGTTCGCGCGGTTCGTCTTTTCCGTCTCGCCGATCATGTGCGGCGCGACGCCGAAGAGCGAGCAGACTTCCTCTTTCTGATAGCGCCGCGACTCGATAAATTGACCTTCGTTCGGCTTTGTGCTGGTCGGCGTGTACTTCATGCCCTTTTCGAGCACGAGCGGCCGATGTGCGTTCTCGCCGCCCCAGGCCTCAGAGAATGACTGCTTAAACTTCTCGCGCGCTTCCGGCGTCATTTGGCCGGGATACTCGAGCACGCCGAAGCCGACTGCGCCATTCCCGAAAAACTTCCCGCCGAACTTTTCCGTCGCGAGCGCGAGGCCGATCGCATTCCGCGCGAGCTGGATCACAGACTGGCCGAGCCGGCCGTCGATCGCCAGGCCTGGGATATGAATCATGTCCTTCGGATTGATGACGCGCTCGGGACCTTCGTTCGGGACCTCGTGATCCGGATCCAGCTGGACGTCGTCCATTCCCTCGGTCGTCGTGTAGACGACTTCGCCGGCCGCGAGCTTCTCGTCGCCGACGAGTCGCGGCTGCGTCAGACGCCGCGGACGGCAGCGGTTCGGATTCCGCGGCCAGATATAGACGACGCGGCCGCCTTTGTCGCGCTGGATCTCGGCGTATAGATTGCCCCACAGCAGCGCGTGACATTGCAGCGTCTTCCGGAAAGTGACCGAGGTCATCTCCGGATTCGGCTGATGCTCGAGCACGTCATAAAGATCGTGATCGTAAGAGATCTTTCTCGCGGCCCGGCCGGCGTCGTCGATCGTGCGCTCGAAAATGTGCAGGTCCAGCGCCGCCACGGCGCCGGCGATCAGCGAGACACAGGCGAAGACCGTCGAGACCTGCAGCGCCGTCATCTCCGAGACGCGGATCCCCGAGTCAGTTCTTCCTCCAACAAAAATGTCAAGTAATCTGGGAGTGGTGACCCTGTCCCCCGCTCGCTAGAGCAGGGGACGGGTCACCATTCCGCAGGGGTTGAGAGCGGCGTCGAAGGATTCTCGAGCGACGTGCGAAGTTCTGCGATCAGTCCCATTTGCGGATCAGGCCCCCCTTTCACTGGATTTGGTGAATCGGCCGGTCGCCCTACATCGCGGCGGAATCTTGAACACTTTCTTGTTCCGCTGCTGCTGGCTCCTAGTCGCCCAGCGGACGTTCCCCAGCTCATAGTGGCCGTCAGCCTCAATGCGATCAAGACTCGACCCCTGCGGTCGATAACCTATCTCCCGAATGAGTTCCCGCACTGATGCGAAGCGGAACTCGATGCCGCGGAATCGCAACGGCTCGCCGGCGACGCGGCCTAGAGTGCGGTTCGTCACGACCGGAACCGGACTAGCTCGACCGCAGCCACATTCGCAATACATTTCAGCGGATCCCTTTGACGAAGCTGCTGAGCATCCCGAGGACCGGAAAGACCAGGCAGCTGCAGCCGGCAGCGATCAGTGCGCGCTCGAAGCCGTCCGGACCTCCGAGCGCCAGGCCGATGACGATCAGCGCGGATCCGGACCAGTAAAGCAGCTCGAGCCGGTCCGGCCCTTTCTTCGTTTCTTTCGTTTCTTTCGTTTCGGCCGTCATCAGATTCCGGTCACGCGGATCCGCTCCTTCGCTGTGACGAGCTCGCGCATTCGGCGGCTTCGCCGACCTTGCTCGTCGCGGCGTCATAGTCTATAGACCGCCGGCGCGTCGTCGTCCTCGAGCGACTGCGCGATCGAGCGGCTGATCGCGTCGATAAAGGCGACGATCCCGTCGATCTTCTCCCGCGCCTTTTCCTTGTCCGGCTTTATCAGACCGGCGGGATCGCTGCGCGTCACGAAATTGTCGGCCATCCAGGTCAGGACCGGGTTTCCGCCGTGCCAGAATTCCGACGCGACGACCATCTTGAGGAATTCCTTCGTCGCGGCCGAGATCCCGACGAAGCCCTGTCCGACACGGACCATTGTCAGACCGTCGTCTTCCTCGAGCTGCGTCACGAGCTGAGAAACTTCGTAACGATCGAAGCCGGTCTCGAGGATCTGATATTGCTCGTTGCAGTCGAGGAAGGTTTGACGGATCGCCTTGTAGTCGATGACCTGGCCCGGCGTCATCGTTATGAATCCCTGCTCGTTCCAGACGTCGTAAGGGACGCGCGCTTTTTTCGAGCGTTCGAGGATCGCTTCGGCCGGACAGAAAAAGAAAGGGATCACTCGCGCGTGAGGATTGTCGTCGGCCTTCGGAAAATAGAGGACCAGGGACGCGACGTCGTCGACCGTCGCAGCGTCCAGGCCGGCGTAACATCGGCAGCCGACGAGCTCGCGCTTCCAGCGCTCGAGTACCTGCTGCGGCGTCTCGCCGTCCAGCAGTTCGCCGGTACAGAGCCGCCATTTTTCCGGCGAGAGCGCGCGGTTCGATCCTTGCGTCCAGACGTTGAGCCGGAAGCGTAAAAAATCGTTGAGCATCGTCGGCTGATCTTTCGCCTGACGTGCTTCCTCTTCCAGCTTGTCGACCTTGACCGACCGCCCATAACTCGGGTTGGCGCGTTCCCATTGTTCCGGCTCTTGCCAGTGATCGCGCCAGGATCCGTTCTCGTCGAGATCCATCGCGGATATATAGACGAAAAAAGAGTCGTTCTCGAGGACGC